TGCATTTGGAAGTACGAATACAGTATTTGATGTAGTATACAAATAACGATGAGTTAATGGAATACCTTCAACTAGATCAACAGCTTGAGTAAACACATTTGCAGTAGCCGGTACAGTATAACTTTTTGGTGTTACGAAGATGTAAGATACACCATTAATAACTGAAGTAAATTTTGTGTTCTTAGCAATAGTTAGAGTTGGTGTATTGGCAGATGGTACAGCAGAAGTAAATGTAATCTGTACATTAGCAGTAGCGCCTTTTGCTGATGATGGTGTATATCCAACCAACTTAGCACGAGATACTACAGAATCATAAAACTGGGCGCTATCAATAAATGCTTCTGACGCGGCCATATTAGTATAGAATGCATTATAATATGTGTTATATGCAAGCAGATCAAGTAGAGTGCTGATAGCCGAGTCATTAAAGTCATAATCGGTAAACTCTGACTTTGCTGCAATATAATTTCTCAAATTTAACCGTATCTGATCGAAGCTTAAGCCAGTTACAATTAATGCTGAATTGGCTGCCATTATCGGATTCTTTCAAGGTTTAAATTTAATGTAACAGTTTCGGTAGTATTAATAGGTCTAAAAATAATAGAGACAGCAAGTTCATTACGATCTGGATTTCCACCAAATATAATATCAAGTAATTGAATCCTTGGCTCAAAGTTAGCTAGGGTAGTTTTAATCACATATGCAATATTATCTCGCGTAGATGCAGTAAAATTCTCAAACAAATAGCCACGAACGCTTGAACCAAACGTAGGTCTATATGGACGTTCATATAGATTAGTCAAAATAAGAAGCTTAACAGCCTGCTTAACAGCCTCTGAGTTATTCTTTACCTGTAACTTACCAGTAACTGGGTGCGCCAGAAACTTCAAGTCAAAGTCTTTATAAATCTGTTGTTTAGTTACCGTAGCCATTTAATACTCCAAGTTATGACTATTTATTCACGAAATAGTACTTGATAATTATTAAAAATGAGTTATAATAACAAATGCGTCTTATACTATACTGGTGTACCGGTAGTAGCACCACCAGGCGTTACTCCACCATGCTTATGATTAACTAATGATATACCACCTGCAATAACATCAACTGTTGTAGTTTGAGTGCCAGTATGAGTGATATCGCCTAAAATAGATAAATTACCTACTATATTAACATTTGCCTGAACTTCTACTGGACCAGTTGAAAGTAGTCTTGTAGTACCATCTACTGTAATATTACAGTTACCTTTTACGTTTAAGTAATCATTACCTGCAATTACTTCATAGTTATTACCAACGATTCGAGTAATTTTATTACCATCTTTATCTATTTCATAAAATGTACCTGATTTATGATACTCATGTATACGTTCATTATTTAGAGTATCATCGTATTCTTTAATATGCCCAGATTCAGTTTCTAGTACATGATTCTTTGGGTATTTGGCATTATAAGCAGATAGCGGCTCAGACCAAGTATCAGTGCCATTGGCAACTGATACACTTTTAGTTATGCTATCGTTCTTGTCTTTTATTACGGCATGCTGATAATCATCTTGATTTCTTGCAAGTCTGTTTACGTCGGGTTCATTAATGCGATCTGGATATTCACCATTAGGATCTGAAAATCCCCTTGAACTTATAACACTTCCCAATTCAGTTGGTATACCAGAGAACGAACCGATAACCATTGGGTGTTGTGCATTTTTACCATCTAGAAAGAACCCAAGTACAGATGTTCCCTCTACATAACCTAATGGAGTCTTGCCGATATCTCCCATTGCAGCAGATTGTTGTAATACTTGTGCCCACGGAAGCGTTTTGATTGGAACTGCGTTGCGATCATCCGTATGCCAACCATAACACCGCACACGAACGCGACCTGCCTTAAGTGGATCATCGCGATCCTCCACTACACCAAAGAACCATATAAATCCATCTAATCCAAGCCATTCACCGGGTGTGCGAATCGCCATTAGTATATCCTTCCCTCATAACCTTTACGCATACATTCCATAACAGTAGCATATGTTCCAGTTGTTGCGTCGATGTTATGAGATACTGCGGTAACTATGTATTTACCTGAAATGAAGCGATCATTCAGAATTTTACCTTCTACTGTATCGTTGGCATCTGGAATAATAATATTTATTGCCTGTCCCGCAATAACATTTGAATTGCCTGGTATAGAACAATGAATACATGTACTACCATATTGCCTCATGGTTGCCCTTTCGATCGACATAAAGTCTTGGCGACGACGGAATATGTTTTGTGCTGTTGTTTCATTTGTTACAATATAATCTACTGTAGCTCCATGTGAATTAGTTACGACGTATCTAGTTTGAGTTGGATTTTTAAAATATCGATTTTCTATCGTATTAAATAATGTTTTATTATTATGTACTGATTCTTTAAAATCTTTTGTATATGAATATGTTTTCGTCTTAAATGTCTTAGTTAGTGGATCAAATGAATTCACTTCATTTGCATATTCCCCATCTAACTGACCATTCAATAGATCAAATGAGTTGTCCATATTTAAGTATCTAATGTTGTTTTGAAGTATATCCTGTGCGCCAGGGGTAGCAGATGATATGTATAGTTCATCCCAGGTAAATGTATGCTTAGGATCGCGGCTATACATCTGATCGATCGTTTCGAAATGATATCCCTCTACAGTCTCATAGAACATATAAAGAGATGCTGGATTCTCAGTTGATTTGGCTTCTTTAGTAAGCTGCTTAATAAATGCGCTTGGAGTAATACCAGTTGCAATAATACTATGAATGCCCTCAGTTAGTTCTGCAGTTACTAGTTTCTTTCCACTAATTGGAGTTAGAAACTCGCTCACTACTGAGGATACTATTTCATGTATTGGCTTATTATATGATCGGTCGACACTAATACTCGCATCAAGCAATTGTTCTTTAGTAACTAGATTTAGTTCATATCTTTCCAAGTCTTGTTTTATTCTTTGCCGGGATGACATCTTGAATACAACAAGGTCTTGCTTCAGTTTTCTAATATTTGGGCTTAAGTTATTGAATTCGCCGACATCCATACTAATAGTTTCACCACCTACAATCGGCAGTGTATTGCGCAAAGTTATACCATCAAGTATTTCAATATTACTTGAAGTGTAAAGAGAAAATATATCTTCATAAAATAGTATAGACATCGCGATATTTGCAATGTCAACTTCTTGTTTAGATACGTCTGTAGTAATGGTTAATTTGCGTATCTCCGCTTTGCCAATTTCATACTTCATTATCTAAAGATATCCTGAAACTGCTGCATTATACCAGGCACAAATGCATTATCTAGAATTTTAATAATTCGTTTACGATTATTTTCATTTTCTTCAAACTCAAATGTAGTGACCGCTCGCCGCGCAGTAGCTGTAAGAGATTGATATGTAGTCTGATCTACTATTACTACTCGTTCTGGAATAATAATAACAGTTGCATCATGCTGCGAATATGATTCTACTCTAGCTTGCAAAATTTGCTCATAATGATGCGTCTGTGCTTGGGCATTACTAATACTACCATATCTTTGTATAATATAATCATTAAATTGCTTATAGTTCAGTGGCCACTGAAAATATGGATCAAACATTTCGTTTGTTAAGAAAAACAGCCAATCTAATTTACTATTGCCATAATACTTGTCTGCCATAATATCTGGACGATCATGATCTTTAATCTCATAATCATAGTAGATAAGCTTATTATTTTTAGCAATACGTTCTAGTGAAAATCTACGAGTAATATCTGTAGCTAACTGTGGATGATTATCATTATAGATATCATAGAATACCGATGGATATGGCTTAAAGAAATATGCCATTATCTATTCTCGCTTAAGATATTTTCTTTAGTGACAATTTCAACTTCTTTGAACGTTAGACTGAAAGATATTTGAGTTGGCGCAGGAACATCCGTTGGCGTTTCGCGGGCAAATGATGGCACATTTTCGCTATATTTTACCGAAACCTCTTTTAGTACAGATGGACCTATTTGAAACAAGAACTCCGGATGATGAAAGTCCATTTCAAAATATTCTGGATACTTAAAGAAGTGTTTACCTGCAGATCCGCCTACGGAGACTTTAAACTTAGTGTCTGAAAAGAAATCCTTTTTCGCGACGTTGAAACTTGGAGCCGCAAAATATTTGAACATACCTATAACATCTCTTAGCATTACAGATTCCTCGCGAGATTGCGGTACGAATGTATAACTAAATTGATGCTCTCTGAATCCTACACTCTCAAACAGAACAACTTTATGTGGGTTTCTAGCTATTCCTGCTAGTCCAGCTACTCTTGCTCCAATTGGTCCCGCCCCTTCAATTGCTGCTGAAGCTAATAAATTAGACGCGGCCAGGTCGCCCGTGCCCGCCTTGATGCCCGCCCCCCCTAAAGCGCCCGCCACAGCACCTTGCATGAGCCCCCGCATACCTCCTGTGAGAAACCCACCAACCGCCGCGCCGGCGGCGCCGGCAACTAACAGATCCCGCCCAAGATTGCCGCTTTCACTTTTGTCACCTCTTAAAGCATCAACTAAAGTAGATCCGATTGCACCAAGGTCTGCTTCTGTATAATCAATCTGATATTGTGTAGCTAGATTACTAGGAATGGGTAGTCGGATAAAAGCTTTAGGTTTCTTTTCACTCGAATCGGTTCTACTTAGTTGAGAAGATTCAAACGCACGAAATGTTATCCAATGGTCAATCTTATCAATTTCAGTCGGAAAACTAAGTTCTCTTGGTGTGCCACCCAAAGTTTTCTCGACGCTATTAACGTCACCTAAACCGTTAAGCGCCGCCAAAGGCGATCTGTCGTAGTTTATCGATGCCATATAAGTATCTCCGTTACTTTAGACTATTTATAGTGAATATATAACATTATGAAGTTTTATAAAGGCAAATATAAACCAGTTTATCCTGAGAAGTATAAGGGTGATCCGACTAATATTGTATATCGTTCGTTATGGGAACGTAAGGTTATGCAATATCTAGATAGAAACTCAAGTATACTGCACTGGTCATCTGAAGAACTAGCAATACCATATCTATCGCCTATAGATGGTAGAATGCATAGATACTTTCCTGATTTCATAATAAGATATAAAGATAAAGATAGTGCAATACAGGTTCGGATGCTAGAGATAAAACCCGCAAAGCAATCGATTGCGCCCACTATTCGCGACAAGAATCAAAGAATAACAAAGAAGTATGTTACCGAGGTTATGCAATATGGTATAAATAGTGCTAAGTGGAAAGCTGCGGAAGAATACTGTAAAGACCGTGGCTGGACATTTCATGTACTGACCGAGCATGATCTAGGTATCAAGTAATGGCAATTGCATCTGTATTAAACGACATTCTTACTAGAGGCGAACAGGCAGGTAAATATCCTTCGCTTGAACGCAATAGTGCGAACTGGTTTCGTACTCAGGCTGCTAAAGCAACTACATCGCCAACTAGTTTAATCAATTCTGATCGCCAAAGATTTCGGAAAGCTCCAATGATTGGTGATATGTATCTTTATGCATACGATCCAAAGACTAAAGCCGATCTTCCATATTATGACAAATTTCCATTAGTACTACCATTTGCTAGTTCAAAGATATCTGGTAGAGCGGATGATGGCAATGGCTTTTATGGGTTAAATATGCATTATCTGCCGCCGCGCCTTCGTGCGCGGCTCCTCGACACTCTATTAGAATATGTAAGTAATGATAAGATGAACGAGACAACTCGAATTAAATTTTCATATTCGCTATTGAATAAAGTGTCTAGCTTAAAGTTCTTTAGACCATGCGTCAAGAAGTATTTATTCTCGCATATGCGGTCTAAATTCTTTTATATTGAACCTAAGGAATGGGATATTGCGCTGTTTCTACCGCTTGATAGATTTGTGGGCGCAAGTAAGAATACAGTTTATAAAGAGAGTAGAGATAGGATATACTAATGGGTAATCCATTTAACATCGATGCTTTTAGTGCTGAATTAGGGAAACACGGTACTGCTAATCCTGCGTATTTTACTGTAATGATCACGCAGCCGAA